ATCTCTGCCAGTGTTTGCATGCCGGGCACTCCCATCCGTAAACCTCCCGCGTGCCGCTCTCCCACTCCTCGCTCGACTCGTGCGTCGAGTCCCAGCCCTGCGAGACGAGAATGGTCTTGCGGTTCCAACGGTCGTGGTGTCGGGCTTTCAACTCTCGGATCATCCCGTTCTTCCACCGCCACACTTCGTCGCCGATGCAGTAGCGCATGGATTTTTCTTGCAGGTTGGTGATGTTTGCGCCGCCTGCAAATAGGACCATGTGCGGAAAGAGGATCGTCGTCTTGCGTAGCGCGTGACGGTCTTCTGGGAAGAGCGCGTGAACCGGCTCGCACTCGCGGAAGATCGGCAGTAACCGCGACTCCGTCCAGTCCTTCACCATGTCATCCGTCTGCCCCACGAACAAAGTCGGACCCGGCTTCTGCGCTACGATGAAACACGCAAGCGTTTCCATGAATGTCGTCTTGCCTGCCCCTGTCGCAGCGCGGATGAATAGCTGTGTGGTCTCGTCATCCGTCGCGGCAAGTAGCGGGTCGTTCATCCACGGCGCCACGTTGCGGTCGAATCGGCTAGCCCTGTCGCTCGCAGGGAATCGAACGTTAGCCTCTGCCCAATCCAACACCGTCCCGCTGTAAGCGAGCCGGATGCCCTGACAGATTCCTTGTGCGAGCGGGTTCATTTCATTCCGAACATTTGTCTCAACGCATCCAGATTCCCCGAAGAAGGAACCCGCTCGACCGGCTCGTCCTTTCCGTCGAAGAAAGCAACGTCCCAAGTCGTATCGAACAACTTGCGCAGCCCAGCCGCTGTCATCGTGACCGTGCCTTCACCGTCAAATGAAGGATTGCGTTCTGAGTAAATTTTCCAGAGTTGCGAGCGTGTCATGATTTTGAGATTTCAATTCTAGTTTTTGCAATTTGAAAATATGCTTCGTCACGTTCAATGCCGATGAACTGGAAGCCTTCAAGCCTTGCGGCCTTGCCAGTGCTGCCGCTGCCCATGAATGGATCTAGCACAGTGCCACCCGGTGGCGTGACAAGTCGGCAGAGGTAGCGCATCAGGGCGGTGGGTTTGACGGTGGGATGGTGGTTGCGGCGCATGATTTTCGCCATCGGATCTGATTCGCTGAATCCCCGACCGCTATCGTTCTTGATTCCTGCCTCCTTTTCCGCCAACCCCTCGCACCCCTCATCCCGATCCTTCTTGCTCGCCTTGGCACAGTAGAAGAAACGTGCGGCAGAACCAGAGTCCGACATTTCATTTCGCACTCCAAGCTGTTTCCTCTCCCCGCCAGCATATCCGAATTGCGCCCCTTTGGCGGGATAAGCACCACCTTTGCTGTCAGGAAACCCCGCCAGCACCTCGTCGCTGCCGTCGTGGATCAGGTTCGCGGGCCAGCGGCCTAAGCCCGGAACGGGAGGGGCAAAGGTGCCATTGAGCCCGCTTCCGTAAACCCTAGCGCCTGCGCCTGCGCCTGCGCCTGCGCATCCGCCGTCATTCCCCACCCTGCACCCATCCACATTGATCCCGCCAGTTCCATGCGCCAGCACGTTCGCTGCCACGGTCTTTTCACCGAGAGGCTTGCGGGCTACGGTGATCGGCTCTAGGGCGGGTTTCAGCGCGGTTCCCCAGCCGTCCCACTGCTGGGCTTCGGGGGTGGCGGGGGCTGTGATGGGAAGGGTGTCGTTGATCTCGCTGCCGTCCTGGTAGGCATCCTCACTGCGTCCGCTGGTGGCGCCATAGGCGGCTTGGCCTTTGATCCGAGCGGTGCCGGTGAGCTTGCGGCTGCCCACCACCTCCCGCTCCGCCCCTGCCGCCTTGTCAATCGCCTTGCTCACATCCAGCGACTTTGGAAAGCCTGTGGAATATACCCAAGCAATCATATCCCGAATCTCAAACCCCGCATCCTCAATCCTCACCGCCATCCGATGCTGCGTCCGCGTGCCGGCAAACGCCAGCAGGTGCCCGCCAGGCTTCAGCACCCGCAGGCACTCCCGCCATACTTCTTCGCTGGGCACGTCGTAATCCCACTTTTTCCCCATGAAGCTCAGGCCGTAGGGCGGGTCGGTGACGATTGAATCGACGCTGTTGTCCGGCATGGATCTCATTGCGTCTAGGCAGTCGCCGTGAATCAAGTTTGTCATACCTTCTCAATCTCCTGTTTTATCTCCGCCAAAATCTGCTGCGTGCGCTCGTGCAGCTTCTTGCGCAGTGTCGGCTCGTCCAGTCCGGCCAAGGCGCCACTCGCGTCGTTTACCAACGCCGCGAGCTTCGCGCTGAAGATCGCGCCGATGCGGATTCCGGTTTCGCGGACGGATCCTATTTCGACATACTCGCTCTTGCTTATCGCGTTCGTCAGTTCGATGCGCTCGCACTCCAGCAAGATTTTGCGCAGTCTCGCTTCGTTCAAAGATGCCGGCGCTTGATCTCCTTTCCCCTGCTTCTCCAGGTAATCCTTGCGCCACTCGCTCGCGGCCTCGATCGAGGTCAACGGCATGCCCTGCTTGCAGAGGTAGCTGATGTTCGGCTGCGTCATTCCCCACGCCTTCGCCAATGCAACCTGAGAGATCGGACCCTCCGGTTTCTGCTCGCGCTCCTTCGCGAACTCCTCCGCCATCTTTGCTTCGCGTGCCGACAGCGTCTTTCCGTCCTTCAGCTTTTGCAGGATGTTCTTGAACTCGGCTTCGCGAATCTTGCGCGAGAGATCGGGTTCGGGCTTGGCTTCGACTTTGGGTGCGCGTGGCATTTTAATTTTTCTTGTGCTCCTGCCCCAGAATGCACGGCACCGCATTTTTCCAATTCACTCGATGATGCATCCGCCGAAACACGGGCCCCATGTCTGACACCTTGACGCAACTTGGAGCATACATAACCGAGTAAAATGATTTTACGTATGTGCCAGATTCTAAATAAAGCTCGGTCATGCCGCCTTCACTGGATTGAGTTTGCTTTTGGCAAATCCCGATGTTGGGAACAGTCAGGAATAACACGCCACGCCGGCCTGCGCACGTGTAAGAATTTACGTCTTCGTTGATCCTACCGAAAAACCGAAAGTCGCAATCCGTATTGAACACGAATGTATTCATTGCTTTTCGCCTTAGCTTTAACTTCTTAGCCATCGATCCATTTTTGCCACCGATGAAATCCCCATTCTGTGCCATCGCAATGGTTGTCGCGTTGCTCACTTTTAGAAAATTGACCATTGCATCGAACACCCCATCCAGATTTGAGATATTTGTTTTATCGCAAAATTGCAGTTTGCCATCCGCTCGATAGCGGAAATCTTGGTAATCGTCATCGAGCTCAATGAACCACTCCGCGCCAACTTCTTTCGCCACTTCAAAGCATGCGTTTCGAGCGTAAACAATAGCCCTTCGATCTTCGAAGTTGTCGCCTTCATCAAAGGTGTCTGAGATTCTTTTTTTGTCGAAGACGTGAACCTGGCTCCCGAACTTTTTCTCATATTCCACTCGGCTCTGATCTTCATTGTCGATCAGCACAATCACTCGGCCAGTGTAACCTTGTCGCTTCAATGCCCTAGCAGTATGGACGCGATCCGGTCGACCGTGCGTCATAATGATAGCAACGAAGCTGCTATTCTTCATCATGAGCGGGGTTGTCCTTCTTAAACATCTCTGCAATGTGGTCGCTAAAAACCACAAATCCCCGCTCAATCGCTTTATCAAAATCAATAATGACAAGCGCATTTTCTTCCATTAACTCCTGCATCCCTTTATCGGAGTGCGCGTAATACTCCGCAATGTTCTCGAAGTGAAAAACCGTGTGCCGGTGAGCCGCTGCAATCAAAAACCGCTTTTCATCTTCAGAGATTTTCGATTTTCCAATCTCTTCGATCAGCTTCTTGGTCTTGCTGTCATCGATTAACTCTGGCAATTGCGGCTTGGTTTTCTTCGGCTCGTATTTCGGAGATTCAATTTTCCGAGTGTAGGCATCGTCACCATTTCCCAGCCCTTCGACATCCGAAGCATCGAATCCCAGCATGGACAAATCCACTCCGGCTTCGTTCAACGAGTCCAGCTCCACCTTCAGCATCTCTTCATCCCACCCGCCGCCAATCTCCGCCAGTCGGTTGTCGGCAAGAATATACGCCTTGCGCTGGTTGTCGGTAAGATGCCCCAAGCGAATGCACGGCACGTCGGCAAGTCCGAGTTGCTGCGCGGCCATTACGCGACCGTGCCCGGCGATGATGCCGTTGTCTTTGTCGATCAGTACCGGGTTGTTAAAGCCGAACTCTCTGATTGAGCCTGCAAGTTTTGAGACCTGCGCGGCGTCGTGCTTCTTGGCGTTTCGTGCGTAAGGAATCAGTTTGTCTGTAGGTAGTTTTTCGATTTTCATGACTGGCGTTTTGCTTGTTGAGACTGAATCCTATAAATCAAAATTTCGATGTTCATTCATAGGAAACTACCGAGAGTTTGGTTACC